AATTTTAAGTCATCTTCCAGTTTATGTTTAGATAAAACTCTCTTTATATCCGATGTGACATTACCTAATCCATAATAATCTCCATAATACTCATCGTAAATCATGTCATCTTTCATTTCGCCACGGAGATATTTATTTATTTTTGTATATTCATCGCCTGTGTATCTTTTAAATGACTCTACTTCTTTCTTTGTTAATTCCCCATCTCCTGGATTATATCCAAACACTTCAAAAGTTTTATTCTCATATTTTTTAATAATTTTATCATCAGCTTCTTTATAATTAATTTTAACTCTATTTTCAACTTTTTGCAATACTTCATTTTCAATTTCTTCAACAATTTTAACTTTTTGCCTATAACTATTCTCAAGTGTTTCTATATAGTCAACATCGCCTATATTATCCGCAAAACTTCCCACATCCAAGCCAATGTCATCACCGCTTACAACTTCACTCGGATCTACTTCATCTTCAGTTAGGGATACGGTATAACATCTGCAATTAAATCCATTTGGCGGAAAGTATTTGTCAGCTTCAGGCGTCCCCACTTTAAATATTTTCCCGTCAAGTTCCTTTGTATGCTGCTGTTCTCTTCCATCTAAAATACCGCAGTAGCGATAATATGGATAACGCTCTTTGTACTTGTCAACTTTCAAATGAATACC